CAGTCGGCGGCCCGGACCGAGGCGATCACCGCCCGTTCTAGGGTCGAGGGACGGGGCCGACGCGTTTTGGGAACGGACCTCTTAGGGGTCACGCGCGCCGATCCCGACCCTCGATGTCCCCTCCGGTTCTCGGGGCGACTCCCAACGGGCCGGGGGTCGCCAGAGACGACCTAGGAGACCCGCCGGATCTGAAATCTTGTAATTCGGCTCCGTCCCCGGGGTTTTCGAGGCCTCGGGGAGAGAGATCCCGGCCCGAGGAGTGTCCAGTCATCGACGATCTAAAAAACGGGGTCCGGACGACCCGTTTCCCTTTCCGGCGATTGCAGGGGAGGCACGCGGCGACAAGGTTTCCGAGGGCATCATTCCCCCCCCTCGAAACGGGGAGGACATGGTCGACCTCGGAGGCGGGGCCTCCGCAATAGTGACAGGCGAATCCGTCCCGGGCGAGAACCTCGGATCGGATCCGACGCCATTCCCGAGTCGACCCCCTCCTCCTCATTCCCCTCGACCCCCCCTCTCTTTCTCGACCCAGTCTCGGAAATGGGTGACACATAGCGGGGTGTCTGACACCGAGACGAACGCCTCCTCCCCGCATCGGCAATACCTCACCGTCGGAGGATCCTCATAAGACCGATCGTCCCCCCGAGGACGAGGGCGATCCCGACGAGGAGGAGGAGGACGGGGGGGGTCACAATCTGACTCGGCGATATTCGACGACCTGTTCGATCTGTTGGGTGAGAAGGGTCGGGAGGTTGCGATGCTGGGGGAGGGTGAACAGTCCGAGAATGTCGAGGCCCTCGACGACGAGGACCAAGGCGTCCCGGAAGCAATGTTCGGCGGCGTCGAGGTTCTCGGCGAGGATCCGGTCGGCGTGAGAGATCCGGGTCGTCGACGGGGCCAAGGGTATGGGGGTTCCATTTCCGTCGACGACCCGGACGGTGCTGTCGTTCTCGTAGTGAATCATGGTCTAGGCCTCCTCTAAGAGGTCGTCGAGGTTGTATTGGTCGGGGATCTCGGGCGGTGTCGGGCGGGGTCGGCCGAGAGAGTCGAGGCCCTCGGAGTAGAGGGCGGCGACCTCGTCTCGGTGACGGACCGCGACGACGAATAGGGCCTCGGTGAGTAGGGCCTCCCGTTTGGCGAGGCAGGGTCCGCACGTTGCGAGGAGGTTGGTCTCGTCGTAGGGGTGGCCTCCGAGAGGGACCGGGATTATCGGGGCGACCCTCGACGCGGTGTCCTCGCAATACCGGCAGACCCCCCCGTCGCGTCGGAGTACACGACGGACGAGGTAAACGTCGGGATCGTCGTTGCTCATCCGATTCTCCAGGGGTGGACATATAGGAGGGCGAGATCCCGAGACCATTCGAGACGGATCCAATGATCTCCGGAGTGACCCTCCGGTTTCTGGCATCGGAAGCGGACCTCGGGGACGGACTCTCCGTTGTTGCTCGCATAGTCGAGGGGAGGCGAGACGGCATCGCATATGAGACGGAGAGGTTCGGGGATCATCGGAGACCCTCCTCGGAGAGGGCGACGGCGATCTCCGCCCAGGATCGGCCCTCGGATCGGAGGGCGTCGACCCGGAGGACCCGATCGATTTCGAGGGCGTGAGCGCGGTCCTCTCTTTGTATCTCTTTGTATATAGGTGCGAGTCTCAGATTGGGACCCAGATTGGGACTGGAGCGCGGATCTGTCCCAGAATGGGACACCGTCCAGTCTCCAACATTGAGACGGAGACGACGGGTCCCCGGGAGATCCTCGACCTCGATCAGATCGTCGGCGGCGAGGGTCTGGAGGCTCCGGTAGATCGAGGTTCTAGAGAGACGCGTCGAACGGCGGAGACGGTCGACGACGACGGACGGGTCTCCGGTCACATAGTGAGATCCTCGGGGGGTGATCCATGCCAGACCGACGAGGAGGAGACGGGCGGACGTCGTCGTCGATAGGTCGGTGAGCCCTTTTTCGAAAACTTGGAAGAGGGCCTCCCCGCTCATAGGAGACCTTGGCGGCGGAGCCATTGGGAGAGGATCTTTTGGGAGACGATCCAACGTCCTCCGAGTTTGACTCCGGGGAGGTGCGCCTCTTTGAGGAGCCGATAGACGGTCTCCCGGGGGATCCCTAGCTCGTCGGCGACCTGTTCGGGGGTGAGGAGTTTGGTTAGCTCCGGTCGAGGGATCGGAGACGCTTCAGACCTTTGGGGGGGGGGGGGTGGCATGAGATGAACCTCGCTAGGTCCGTTCCCAAGACGTGAGGGGTCCATTTCTACCGTCGGATCCGGCCGGGGTCTAGGAGAACGCGAATCTTTCGACGCCATGAGGTAACGGTATTCAGACGCGCGGGGATAGAGTTGGACCCGTCGGGGGAACGTCTCCCGACGATCAGATCGAAACGAGGTTCACCATGCCCAACTACCCCGGAGTCCGAGTCCATAAAGGGACCCCCGAATACCGATTCCAATACGAGGGGGTCTCCTACCGGGAGACCGGATTCAAATCTCAGCGGGACGCTTATCTCGCCCGGACCGCCCACCTAGACCGACTCCGTCGAGGCGACCGCAAAGGTCGGACGTTCACGGGAGGCTCTCAGACTGTCGCCGATCTCCGGGACCGGTGGCGAGTGCTCCAGACGGCGAAACCGTCGACGGTCGCCGGATACGACCGGAAATGGCACTCGAAGATCGCGCCGACGTTCGGGACCATGAGGGTCGCCGACGTCGATGAGGCCAAGGTCCGGAGTTGGGTCGCCGGGATGCTCAACTCGGGGACGTCGCGTCCGACGGTCTCTAAAACCCTATGGCAACTCCGGTCGATCCTGGAGGTCGGGGTCACCGAATACGGTCTCGCCGAGAATCCGACCGCCCGGGTCCGTCTCCCCAAACCTCGACGGGGAAATCGTCCCGTCGTCGACCCTCGGCGGCGGTGGAGGATCCTCGACCGGTCCGAGGTCCGTCGTCTCGGAGAGTCGATCGACTTTCGGTTCCGGGCTTGGATCTACATCGGGGCCTATTTGGGTTTGCGTCCCGGGGAGATCGCCGGACTGTCGATCGAGGCGATCGACCTCGACGCCCGGACCCTCACCGTCGAACAGGCGGTCCGGGACACCTACGACGACCGGGGGGAGATGGTCGGAGTGGAGTTGGTCCCCGAGTTGAAGGTCGACGGAGCTTGGCGGACGGTCTCGTTCGGACCGACGGTCGCCGCGGCGATCGAGAGGCACCTAGACGAGGTCGGGGTCGCCGACGACGGGCGGCTCTTCTACTTTTCGGGGAACAATTCTCGGGAGGGTTTAGTACAGACTCGGGGCGGGTCGTTCCGGGGGGTCTGGGCGAGGGCGATCGCCGACGCTGGGATCGAGGGTCGGCTCCGGGCCTACGACCTCCGGCATACCGCGGCGACCTTGGCGGTCGAGGCGGGGGTCCCGATCTCCCGGGTCGCGCAAATGCTGGGGGACACCGTCGAGACCGTCGTCCGGAATTACGTCCACCTCGTCGACGCGGATCACTCCGACGCGGCGGCGATCGAGGGGACTCGTCACCTTGAGGCGGTAGTCTGATAGCGGGCGATTGAACCTCGCCTCGATCCGAGGCCTCCCCTCCCGGATTACCCGTTAAGGGACCGGGGTCGGGGGGGCCTCGTTTTTTGTCCCCGAACAAGGGTTCGACGGCGGATCGGCGCAAAAGTTGGACCCAAAGTTGGACCCGGAGCCTCCGAAAACGCTTCTAGCAGGGGGATCCCTCCGGCGGCGCACAGGGACCTAAAGACTGTTTGGGGGGTCGGCGGGGGGTCGGCGGGGAGGGTCGGATCCCCGTTTTCCCCCGGTACTTGTTGGGCGGGAGGCGGCGGGAGGGTTTCGGGGTCGTCGGGGTCCGGAGGGGCTTTCCCGTCGAAAGTTGGACCCGAGTTGGACCCGAGTTGGACCCGTTATCGACCCCGGATCGCTTCGAGGACGATGGCCGCCCCGGTGAAAACTCCGGCCATTCCCACTAGCGGGACAATGTGCTGATCGATGGTGACCGCGGTCCCGATCAGGGCGAGGGCGACGACGACCAAGAGGAGAGGCGGGAGACGGTCCCACCAATGCATTAGGCGTGATGGGCGTCGGTGTCGGCGGTATGGTCGGCGATCTTCTCGTCGACCCCGGCCGGGGAGATCCCCCCGGTCCCTCCACTAACCGCGATTAGCTCTTTGATCTCGGCGGCGAGACGCTCCAGGTCGGCTTTTTCGGCGAGGAGATTCCGGATCCAATAGGAGAGGTTCGAGTTCGAGTTTTTGAGGACATAGGCTCCGTCCTCGTTGCGGGCGATTGAGATCACTTGGTGGATCTCGTAGAGCCATTGCCGCTCTTCGGGGGTCATATCGTCTACTCCTCCTATCCGGTCGCGTAGCTCCTCAATACAACGGCGGTCGTGATTCCAGTAGGGGTCGGATTTGCGGGCGGTCCATTCGGCGTGAGATATGACCGCGGTCGTCGGGAGGCCCCAGTAGTCGAGGACGACCGCGGTGGCGACCGCGATGGCGTCGAGTTGGACCTCGGGGATCGGCGACCCGTCTCCGAGATGGTCGTTTTCGAAATTCCAGAAATACGGATTCCCGTTCGTGTCGTCGTCGAGTTGCCTTTCGTTAGCGTTCGCCGAGGGAACCTCCCCGGAGAGGACCTCGTCGAGGACGACCGAGGACCCCTCCCCCGACGAGTAGTTGCATGCGTCGTAGGCGAGGAGCCAGACCGTCCCGTCGGGTTTCGTGTTCACGTTCGCTTTCAACTTGTCCCCGACCAGAGACTCGGGGGGGAACGGGACCGGAGGGGCGGTGTGGTGGATCATCACTCCGACCGGTTTCCCCTTCGCCCATGAGTATCCCCGGTCGTCCCAGTCCGAATAGGTCCTCACGGTGAGACCGGCCTCGACGAGAGCCGAATACAGCGTCGAGGCACTCATTTTATAAAACCCCTGTTGGGAGACCGTTTCTAAGCCTCATTTTCTCCCGCCGGCGGACTGGAGGGCTTGGACTTGTAGCTCGAGCTCGTCGATCCGGTCGAGGAGCTGGGCGACCGCGGCGACCAATGGGACGGCGAACGCGTTCGCCGGGTCGACCGAGTCGGGGCGACCCTTGTCGTCGTAGGCGACCGACGTGGGGACGATGCCGACGGCGTCCTCGGCGGAGATCCCGGTAAACCTCGGCGACCCGTCCGGGGATCCCCGCTCCTCCCATGAGATCAGCTTCCTAGCCGCGGACCGGACGACGGCGACGAGTTCGTCGGTGTCGACGGGTTCGATCGCCCGTTTGTACCGGACCGAGGAGACCAAGGCGTTTAGAGACCGGTCCGAGGTCGACAGCTGTCGCCATCCAGGGAGAGTGTTGTTCGACGTCGTCCCCGCCCCGGCGACGGTGAGACCTCCCGTGATCGTCCCTCCCGATTTGGGGAGGGCGGCTTGAGCGATCCCTTTCGCATCACTGGCGGCGTCCCAAGTGACGTCGAGGAGGGCGGCGGTCGGAGCCAAGGTGGTCGATCCGGTACCGACCGAGTTCTGGAGTTCGACGATCCCTTTTTGGGAGGTCGTCGCCGAGGGGATCCCGGTGATCTGAGACCATTGGGTCGGGTAGTAGGTCGGTTTCCCGGTGACGAGGGACCAAGGGACCTCGTCGTCGGCGGTACGGAGACCTTTCCACGCTCCCCCCTCGTAGATCTGAGGTCCGAGGGTGGCGACGTGTATCACCTCGCCCTCATGGGGGGTCGGGAGATCTTGGTCCCGGTCGGCGGCGGTCGGATAGGTGCGGACGATTCGGAGGGTACGGGCGTTCTCCCCGGCGGCGTCGACGGCTCCCCCGGCGGCGACCAACGTGGGATTCCCGAAAGTGTCTACCGGCATTAGACGACGGCTCCTATGTCCTCGGCGAGAATGTATGCGGGACCTTGGGAGCCTCCCGTGTCGGCGAGGAGGTCGGTGGTCCCGGTGGAGGTCTGGAGGGACAGTTTGTAGGTGTGGGAGGCTCCGTCCCCCTGTACGACGAGCGAACCTTGCCCGGGTCCGAACCCTCCGGCGACGACGGTGGCGGTCGTCCAACGTCCCAGGATGGTCGTCCCCTCCCGGAACGTCCCCACGATCGACCCTTGCGACGTGTTCTGTCGGAGCGCTCCAGCGTGACCGGTGATCCGGATCCAACGTCCTACCGGGGTCGTGACCGTGACGGCGAGACCGGTCAGATCAGCGATCGTGGAGATCCCCGATTGGTTGGCGGTGACTTGGGCGTAGGCGAGGATCCCGGCGGGCAAGAGGTTCAAATCGGCGGCGGGGACCTTGTATCCGGGGTCGAACTCTCCGGGTCTCATGCGAGCACCGTCGTTTCGTCGAGGGTCGACTCGTTGAGAATCCAGACCGGTTCGTCGGGGTCGAGGTAGGGGAGGACCGCGGTCCGGTCGGTGGCGAACGAGACCGTCCAAGTGTCGGGGTCGAAACGGTGTTCGATCCCTTCGACGACCGCGTCCGCCCAATACGACCAGTTTTCGGCGGGGACCTCGACCCGGAGGATCGACCCGAATCCGAGGGCGAGGGCGGCGACGATCTCGTCGGTGCTCACGGTGACGTCGTCGAGGCGGAGTTCGACGCCCGGGATCCGGACGATCGGCTCGGAGAGACCGGCGACGGTACGGGCGGCGAGGAGACGGACGTCAGCGTCGGAGACACATAGGAGGTCGGTACGTTGCACCGACCGGGGTCCGTAGGTGGCGATCGAGGCTCCGTCGGTGACGGTGATCGCCGAACCTCCGACCCTCCCCAAGGTGACCGAGTTCCGGATCCGGGCACGATCCCGGAACGGCTCCCGGACGTCGGCGGGACAGATCTGGGGGGTTCCGTCGGCGGGAGGGGTGACGGTGGCGTACAACTCGGGGGGTCCCCAGTAGGGCCAAGACCGGTCGCGGAATACGAGTTTGTCGTCGACGGAGGCGTATAAGGCTCCGCCCTCCGAGTCGGCGGTGAGTAGGAGCTCGGCGAGAGTGTTATCGGCGAGGGTGGTCTCCTGGAGGGGGACATATCCGGGGTCGATCGACCTCCTCGACGCGGCGAATCCGACGTCGTCGAGGATCCGATTAACCCTCGCCCCGGAGAGTTCCCCGGCCCCTTGAGGGGATTCGGCGGGATTGTTGTAGGCGGCGAAATAGGAGAGGGCGTCGGTAGCGGTGATGAAAGTGAGGGCGGACCCGTCGACGTCGACCCGGTCGACGACCTTGTCGACGGTCCCGGTATAGACCGGGATCGCCCCGACCCCGAAAATGTAGACCGAGACCCGGAGCCGATGCCCGGGACGTAGAGGGGCGGTGAACGTCCCGCCTCCTACCGAGTAGAAACCTTGGGGGTTGCGGAGGGTGACTTGGGCGGTACCGACGTCGAAACGGTCCTCGGCGGTGGACCGTCCCCTCCTCGTCGTCGCGGTGACCCCGTCGCATTCGACCGCGACCCAGTCCTCGGCCCCTCCCGCATACTCCGTTTCGTCGTATTCGGAGATGTCGTAGACCGCCCCCGACGATCCGATCCCCGGACCGGCGAGTTCGATGAGAGGTTGAAGGTCGGTCCGGTTCCCGATCCGGGGGGTGCTCATACGGCGAACCCCGTCGGAGTCGTCCGCCTCCAGGTCGACCCGCTCGCGCGTTCGTAGGCGGAGAGGTATTCGACGACCTTCCGGCCGATCTCGACCGGATCCCCGACCCCGGATTGGATTACAACGTTGAACGACCCCCGGGACCCGGAGGGGACCGAGAGCGTCGACGCCGCGGCACGCGATCCGGCGAGGACCGACGTCCCAGTCCCCGCCGAGACCGTTCCGACCCGGGAGACGGACCGTCCCCGTCCGCCGAAAATGTTCCCGATCTGGGACCCAAGGGTCGAGACCCATGAGGGGACCCGGACTTTTCCTAGCCAAGAGATGAGATTCCGGATCTGTCCCACAATCCAGGAGAGCAAACGTCCCCAACCCTCGATCGCCATGGTCACCGGTTTGAGGATGAGGAGGAGACCGGGGAGGAGGTCGGCGACGAGTTGGGCGATCGGTTTTATGAGACGTCCGATCACGGTTATCACCGGGGCGAGAGCCTCGACGAGCTGGAGGATCACCGGGATTAGAGGTTCGAACGCTTCGAATAGGGCGAGGACGACGGGGAGGAGTTTCGCTCCGATAGTCGCCTTGGCGTCCTCGAATTTGGCGGTGAGACGGGCTTGTTTCCCGGCGACGGTGTCCGCCTCTCTTCCATACTGTCCCATGGCGTCGGAGGACTGTTCGGTTATCAGCGCCATGATCGCTTGAGCTTTCCCCGCCTCGGAGACTTTCCCCTCGGCGTCGGTGAGGCCGAGTTCCATCGCCTTTGCGTTCACCGCGGAGGCTTTCAGATTGAGGGCGTAGCGTTCGGCGGGGTCGGCCTCGCCTCGGAATGCGGAGCCGAGGGCGGCGACCGCCTCGGCGGTGGTCCCTCCGTAGGTAGCGGCCAAATCCGCTCCGATGGTTACCAGATCGTTGGTCGCTCCGGCGAGATCCTGAGTGTCTTGGTAGATCCCCGAGTTCTTCAACAGTCCGCCGAGCTGGGTGGAAAGCGTGTTGTATTCGGAGGCGGCGAGACCGACCGACTCGGCGGCAGCCTCACCGAATCCCGTCACCGTTTTCGAGGCGTCCCCGAATACAGCCTCGACCCCGCCGATCGACTGTTCGAGGGTCGAATACGAGTCGACCGCCTGTTTACCGAAATCGACGATCGCTCCGACGGCGAACGACGAGGCGATCGCCCCCCCAACTTTGCCGACCACCGACCCGATCCTCCCGATCTTCGATCCGACCCCCTCGATCTTCCGAGTGGCGTCGGAGACTTTGGCGACCAATTCGACGATGAGAGCCTCGGAGGCCATTACCGGCTCCTCCGCGCGGCCCTATTCCACGCTTTCACGATCCGACGTCCCAGATCCTCGGCGACGGATCCGGTCCCCTCCCGGACGGCGGGGAGGAGGTACCGGCCCCCGGGGAGGTTCGGGGCGGGAAACCGGTGTCCGCCTCGGGGGAAATAGGAGGGTCCCCCGAATTCGACGCCTCCGGCGAGGTCGGTGACGGTCCCGCCTCCGGAGACGACCACCGACGACCCTCCCCAGACGATCCGAGGCGGTTTCCCCGCCTCGACCCTCAAATACTGGGCGATCCTCCGTCCCTGTACTCCGGCGACCCGACCCCGGGCGGCGTCGGCGATCGGGGCGGCGGCGGCGGCGATCCCCTCGGTTTCGAGGTCGGCGACGTCGGAACGAAAATTGCGGAGCGCCCCCCGGACCTCGGCGAGGTTGGCGACGGTGAAACCCTCGGAGGTCACGACGACCGCCTCCGCGCGCTCCGGGCTTTCGCCCGGGCCTCGACCCGTTTCGCCTCTTTCGCCTCGGCGGCGAGGACGGCGATCATGGTGGCGACGATCTCGTCGGGGAGGTCGACGACGACCATAGGGTTTAGGTTTCCCCAGTGTCGGGCGAGGAGGGTCGGGAGGTAGAGGGGAGACTCGGAGAGGTCTCCCCGGTCGTAGGGTCCCCCTCGTCGAGAAAGGTCGAGACCTGTTCGAGGAGAGCGTCGAAATCTTCGACGAGGTCGACCCAAGAGACGAATTTCTCCTCGTTGCGGGGTTCGCCTCCGTCGAGGAGAAAACCGACGTACAGGGAGGCTCCTAGAGGCCTCTCCGACATGTTGGAGAGCGATCCGATCCGATATTCCAACTCGTAGAGGACGCGTGCCCGGGATGGCATTAGGCGGAGGTCCCCCAGACCGGTTCGGCGGGGACAGTATGAGACGTCGACGCCTCCACCGACTCGCCCGCCTCCCATGATCCGATACTCCCCGGATTCACCGACCCGAATTCCATTCGGAACGACAATTCTTCGGTGGCGGCGTCATGGGCTTTCATGGTGACGAGGACGAGTGCCCCGACGAACGGACCTAACGCCTCATGGGTCGGAGCCTCGGTCCCCTCCCCGTTTTCGAGACGCCAATCGACGTCGGCGCCATAGGTAGGGGGTCCGTATTCGATCCCGGCGGGATTACAGAACGTGGGGACGTCTTTCTCCTCTTGGTCGACGGTGATCTCGACCCGGGCGACATGACATGAGACGTCGACGGGGGTTCCCGCCGGTGCTCCGGCGACGACCTCGTCGAGAGTGATCGTCGGATTATGTAGTACTAGCGCGCCCATTTACGCGGCTCCCTTCGTGTTCGTTTTCGTCGTCAGATACATGTCGGCGGCGACATAGTCGACCCCGGCGATCGTCTCGGTCCGGTAGTTGCCTCCCGTCGACCAGGTCGTCCCGTTCGAGGCGATCCCCGAGGAGACGATCCCCAAGATCAACTCCTCGACCCGGTCGTACAGACCTTCGAGGTCGGTCCGTCCGACGAGGATGGTCGCCACCCAAGACCAGACCAGACCCCCGAACGTTTCGGCGTCCCGGTCGAGAAACGTCGACGCGGGATAGAGGACGATCGAGGGGACCGGCATTCCGTCGTGAATCGAGTCGAGGACGGGGACGTCGACCTCGGAGGCGATCTTGGCGGCGAGGTCGGATCGGATGCTCACGCGACACCGAACGCTTGCGAGGTCTGGGCGATCACATATTCGACGGCGGCGTCGAGGGCTTGCGCCAAAAGATCCTGTTTTTCGGGGGTGAGGGCGGAGGCGGGGACGTTGAGGACCGAGGCGGCGAGGTCTGAGACGGTAGGCCAAGTCTGGGAGGAGGGGATCGCCCCCCGGTATCCGTACAAGAGGGCGTCGACGTCGGGATGGCGTTTCCGGACGTAGGCGACCCCGAGGTCGACGGATCCGACGACCCCGAACGGGGCGTCGGCGGACCGGTAGAACCTCCCGGCGAGCAATAAGACCGCCTGTCGTAGTTGAGCCGAGTTGGTGACCGCTCCGCCTCCGAACCCCGAGGAGAATCCCGCCGAGAACGCCCCGCCCATTTAGGGGACCTCGACGATCATGTACAGACTCACCGGGACGTTATTCCCCGGGACCCCTCCGACGAGTTCGTCGACGGTGACCGGGATCTCCCGGAATGTCCCTTGGTCGACGGGGGGACCGTCGACGGTTCCCCGGAACTCATGTCCGGAAGCGTTTAAGGCGACCCGGCCTCCGGTGGTATCCCGGAACGAGGTCGGGGTCCCGTCGGCGGCGGTCTCGGAGAGGCGGAGGGTCTGTGCTCCCAACGCCCAAGCGATATTGAGTTTCCCGGTCGCCGGAGGCGACGTATCCGGGGTGTACTCGTAGGCCCAGCGTTCGGTGAAAACGTGGGCGGCGGAGTACAACTCGGAGACGATCGTCCGGAGGTCGACCGGTTCGATCAGACCCTCGGTATTGTCGGGGAGGAGGTCTAAGAGTTCGTCGAGGGTCACCTACTTACCCTTTTTCGCCGGAGCCTTTTTCGCTGAGCCCTTTTTCGCCGGAGCCTTTTTCGCCGGAGTCTCCTCCTCCTCGGGGGGAGGTTTGGCGAGGGCCTCCCGGACCGCCCGCGCGGTTTCCCGGAATGTCATGTCGCGTGTTCGACGATCCCCTCGGCCCAAAGGTCGACGACGGTCGCTCCGATATAGCCGCGGTCGTATCCCATTTTCTCGACGTTGGTCGCGGCGACCGCGATCGGGTTCTTCTCTCCGACCCGGAACGACTCCGAGTTGTATTGGAGACCCTCGGTCACATTGGGATCCCTGAAGATCCGGAATCCCGCCCAGGAGATCGACCGGAGGGTGAGATCCCGGGGAGTGTCAGAATCCCAGGGGCCGGAGGCTCCCGTCATCGCCAAGAACGCCCCGAAATTCTCGGGGGAGAGGGCGACGATATCTCCGAACAGTCCGGTCTCGTCCTCGATGGTCTGCCCGGCGGCGACCAGCGCCCCGGCGATCGCTCCCAGATCCGCGAGACCCGAGAACGGCGCGCCCGTGTTGGCGGCGGCGGCTTGAGCCTTGGTGGCAGCGTCGACGTCGGTCGCTTTCGCATACCAGCGCAACATTGCCCGGGAGGCGACCCCGATAGCGTCGGGGTTCCCCTGTTCGGCGAGTTCGATCGCAATGTCGAGTGCGATCTTGTGCCAGACGATCGGGAACTCGACGGGGCCGACCCGGAGGGCGGTGGTCGTGATCGCGGTTTTCTGGGCGACCCCGGATTGTCCCGTCGGCTCTTGGGTCACTTTCCCAGTGACGAGAGAGTTCCCGTAGGCGGGGAATTGGGCCGCGCCGGCGGAGGCGAACAGGGGCCGGGATCGGTCGGTGTTCTCTTTCAATCCGGCGGCCCAGTAGTAGTCGGGGGTGAGACCGGAGGCGTCTCCCGTCCCGAGGTCGGCGACGACGTCGGCGATCGCCCGCAACTCGGAGGGGATCTCGGCTTTCGCCGCTAGGGCGACCATGTAGGAGAAAACGTCGAGACCGGAGGGTCCCTCGTCGGTGGTCCTCGTCGGGGCGGCGAGTTCGGCGCGGACCTCGCGGATCGCGTCGCGGATCTCGTCGAGGTCGGCGGTACGGACCTCGACCGGGGAGGCCTCCTCGGCGTCGGTGGTGGTGGTAGGTGTCGCCTCGGCGACGAGTTCGTCCGGCATTTGCGAGTTCTCCTCTCGGTTACGGACGGCGGTTACTTGCGCTCCCGCATAGGCGGGATATGTGACCGCGGAGACCTCGCGTAGATCGACGCGGCGGTGAGTTCGGGTCCCGTTTTTCTCGGTGTCCCATGTGCCAGGGTTGAAACCGATCGACAGTCCGGCGACGACCTTCTCCCGGACGAGAGCCATGTAATCCCGGCCTCGGGCGGTGTCGGCGACCTTGAAGGTCCCATAGGCTCCGTCGTCTCGTTCGACGATGGCGGTCATACGTCCGATCGGCTCCCGGGGGTCGTGATGCCATAGGAGGGGGACGTCCTCGGGATGGACCTCCGCGAAGACGCCCATGGCGAATTGTTCGACGCCCCGGGAGTGTTCGATCGGGATCCCGTAGGGGACGATCCGTCCCTCGATGGTCCTCTCCTCCTCGGATCGGACCTCCAGGATCTCGGATACGTCGAGGGTGAATTCGTCAGACATTGGAGGCCTCCGGTATCGGGGCGGGTCTACTCATGGGGAGACGGAACTCGGTTTCGGCGGCGGCGGCGCCCGGGTCGGCTCCGGCGGCGACGAGGAGACCCAACGTCCTCGCCCGGGTCTCCGCCGAGGCGGCGTAGAGGGGACGAGTATCGAACGTCCGGTCGGCGGGTTCGCCGGGGAGGAGGGACCAAGCCTCCTCGATGATCTGGAGGTAGGCGTCGAGGCACCAACGGACGAGGTCGGCTCCGACCTCGGCCAGATTCTGATAGGTGAGAGACGACCCGGAGACGGCGACCTCCAGTAGGTCGGCGGGGATATGAAAGATCCGGGCGACGTCGAGGGCGGTCGACGCCCGGGCGTCGAGAAATTGGAGGTCGACGAGGGAGAGAGCAATCCCCTCGTAGGTGATCCCCCCGGAGAGGACCGCGGTCGAACGTGCTCCCGATCGGGCGGCGGTCCATTGCTGTTTGAGACGGGTCGACTCGGCGTCGGTGAGCTCATATTCGGCTTTCAACACTCCCGAGGGGATCCCCGACTCGGCGTAGGTTTTCGAGGCGTACCTCTCGGCGTAGACCGCCCCGTTCCATGTCGTCCGGGAGGCCTCGATCGGTGACAGTCCCAAGAGACGTCCGGGACGGGGATGGAAACGGAGATGAGAGATCCGGTCGACCCGCTCCCCCTCGTACTCGTAGACCCTCCGCCGACGCGACCTTTCGTCGAGGCGGACGACGACCGCGGACGGGTCGAGGACCTCTAGAGAGTCGACGCCGCGTTCGGTGCGGGTCTGACGCCAATAGGCGTTACCGGAGGCGGCGAGAGACCATGTCGTCTCGAAGAAAAAGTCGAATCTGGTTACGAACGGGTCGGGACGGCGGGAGAGACGGGTCTCCTCGTCGAATCCGAGACGGGCCACCGAGGCGGAGATCAGATCGACGGCGGCGTATACGGCGGGGAGGGTCTCGGCGTCGAGGTTGCCGAGGAGCTGAGCCAACTCGATCGACTCGATCTGATATTCGACCGGCGGGGGGGGAGGGTCGAGGGAGGTCCGGAGGTCCGAGGGAGGCTCCGCGTCGAGTAGCCAATCCCGGAACTTTCCCATGACCTGGAAGATACTCCCAGGCGTGCGAGGGGTCTAGTCACGTTGTTCTAGTGGATGGCGGGGACCGGTCGAGGCCTCGACGCTAGGTAGACCGCGCGGGCGGTCGAGGTCACTCCCGGGATCGGTTCGGCTCCCCGGGCGATCCACCAACGCCCCTCCACCGACGACCGGCGTTCGGCGTGAGCGAGTTGGGTGGAGAGGGCGGTCCGTCCGTAGTGACGGAGACGGTCCCCGGTGAGCAGGTCGAGGAGATGTTGGGAGGCGGCGACCCAATTCCGACCGGTGACCGCCTCGGTCGGATACCGGCCTCCGAGAGCGTCGGCGAGGGTCTGGGCGGTCCAAGGGTCGAATCCGACGAGACGAGGGGCGAGATCGTCGACGACCCGACGGACCTCGGATTCGGCTCCGACCAACGTCGGCGAGTAGTAGACGAGGTCGGTACCGATCCGACCGTCGGAGAGGATCCACGCCGCGGAGACGGCGACGGCGAGACGGTCGGGGTCGGCGTCGATCGAGACGACGGGACGGTATGCGGCCGACGGTCCGGCGAGGTTCGGGTCGGCGGCGGCGTCCCAAAGGTCGGCGGGGATCGCCCGGGTCCCCGAGACGGCGACCCAACGGCAGAGGACCTCGGTTTGGAAACGTTCCGGGCTGAGAGTCTTTTGGAGATGGGCGATCCGTTCCGGGGCGATGAGGATCCCGAGGGACGGGTTCGCTTGAGACCATGCCTCGGGGTCGTCGTCGTCGAGGGAGGGGTCGGCGGACCATTCAAGCCAGGCGAGGGACGGGTCGTCGGCGAGACCGCGCCGGCGGAGGTCGTTTAGGACCACCGAGTCGGGGTCCCCGGCGTTGGAGGCGTACCAAACTTGAGGGTCCGCGGACGTGTTCAACGTGGGGAGGATGGCGGCGACGAACTCGTCGGAGGAGTACTCGCGGACCTCGTCGAGGATGATCAGGTCGGCGGTCCGGCCTCGGGGGGCGTCGGCGCGGGGGGCGACAATCCGATACGACCCTCCGTTGTGCATGGTCACCGACTCTTGTCCGTTCGCCCTCCGGGGTCCGTACGCGATCGAGGAGCCGAACCTCGATTCGAGGATCGAGGCGATCGAGAGAAACGACTCTCGGGGGAGGTCCCGGTTCTGAGCCGAGTGGAGGATCCGCTCTCCGAATACGAGGAGACCGGTTAACGCCCGGATTTCGAGGATCCCTCCGGTTTTCCCGTTCTGTCTGGCGACGGCGACCCCGACGTCGGGATAAGCCCAACGTCCGTCGACGGTTTCGAGGCCGACGGCGAGGGCGTGAGATTGCCATCCGAGGAGGGGACGTCCGACGACGGAGGCGACCGCCTCGGCGTATCGGGCTTTCGTAGGCCGGTCAACTCTCCGCGGCGTCCCGATCCGAGGCGTCGGCGATCCGGAGGATCTCGGCGAGGGGATCATCGGCGGCGACCTCCCATAGGCCGAGACGGTATCGGGCGGCGGGGGTGAGGCCTAGCTCCCGGAGGAGATGAGAGGCCCGTCCGGCGAGTTCGGAGATATCCCGGGCGGGGAATCCGAACCCTTCGAACAGTGACGCCCCTCGGGTCGAGTCGAGGGCGAGGGCGAGATCCCGGAGGATCCAGACCGACGCCTCGTCGGTGTCGGCGATCCAGTCGGCGGCCCGGACCGAGGCGATCACCGCCCGTTCTAGGGTCGAGGGACGGGGCCGACGCGTTTTGGGAACGGACCTCTTAGGGGTCACGCGCGCCGATCCCGACCCTCGATGTCCCCTCCGGTCCTCGGGGCGACTCCCAACGGGCCGGGGGTCGCTAGGGACGACCTAGGAGACCCGCCGGATCTGAAATCTTGTAATTCGGCTCCGTCCCCGGGGTTTTCGAGGCCTCGGGGAGAGAGATCCCGGCCCG